TGCTGCAAATACATCAGGTAAATCTTCATTGTTAGATGCAATTACATATACCATATTTGATAAATGTAGTAAAACAGGCAAAGCAAATGAAGATTTAAATAATAAAAAAACAACATTCAAAGGAATTTTTAAATTTGAAATGAATAGCATACAATATACAATTGAAAGACGAGGTACAAAGAAAAAAGAAAAACATGTTAAAGTTGATGTAGACTTTTATACAGACACTGAAAATTTAAATGGCGAAGAACGAAGCGACACAAACAAATCAATTCGTCGTTATTTAGGTACATATGATGATTTTATTTTAACTGCCTTTTCACTTCAGGCTGATAATAATAATTTTATTGAAAAATCACAAAAAGAACGCAAAGACTTATTATCACAGTTTTTAGATATTACAGTATTCGAACAACTATATCAACTTGCTGCTGATGAAATTAAAGAAACATCGGGTCGATTAAAGGATTATAAAAAAACAGATTTTGCAGAAATAATTATTCAATCAGATGATATTATAACTAAGAATCAAAATAAGATTCAAAAGTTAGAACAGTCAGAAGACACATTACAAGAAACTAGAAATACCTTACAAGAAAAAATTGTTTCGTTGATTGAAACAAAATTACCAACTACATATGATGGGCCTAATATCAATGCTTTAATTAAAATAGAGCGAGATTTAGAAAATTCAATTGAACAATTACAAAAAGATATTGAAATCTCGGAAACAGGAATTGGATCAATAGCTGCAACAATTTCATCAGCAAGAACAAACATATCAAAAATTAATATTAAAGTTGTAACAGATAAATTACAGCAATTACATAAATTGCAAGAACAACAACGTAGTTTATTGTTACAAATTACATCACAACAAGAAATATGCAATGCGAAACAACAAAAAATTAATCATCTTAACACCCACGAATACGATCCAAATTGTAAATACTGTGCATCTAACGTATTCGTACAAGATGCAATTCAAGCCCAGAGCACGATTGACGCAGATCGAGAAGCATTAAATTTATTGCAAGAAACAGCAACGGATTATGCATCTAAAATTTTAACGTTAACAGAACATGTTGCAATAAATCAAACATATAATGAATTAACTGCTAATATTGCAACAAATATAAATTTGCGAGAACGATCCGAATTACAACAACAAATTTTAGAATCTGATTTACAAACTCGAGAATCTGAATTAGAAACATGTTTAGAACGGCAAGAATTATTTAGCAAAAATGAAACAGCAATTAAACACAATGAAACGGTTGACGGATTAATTGATGCCTGCAAATTAGAAATTATAACATGTACTACTGATATAAAATCAATTCAAGAACAAATTAAAAACATGTATGGTGCTATTGAAGTAGCAAAAACACATAAAAGTACTGCATTAGAAAATTTAGAAAAATATCAACAACTAGAAATTGAATATAGAGCATATGAATATTATTTAGATTCAGTTAAACGGGATGGTATTGCAATGGAACTAGTAGTTAAAGCACTTCCTAAGATAGAAGCAGAAATAAACAATGTACTAAATCAAATTGTTGAATTTAATATGGTGTTAAATACCGATGGTAAAAATATCAACGGATATATTATTTATGATGAAGACAATTATTGGCCATTAGAATTAACAAGCGGCATGGAAAAGTTTATTGCATCATTAGCAATTAGAATTGCACTTATCAATGTGTCAGCATTACCTAGACCTAATTTTATTGCAATTGATGAAGGATGGGGAAGTTTAGATGCCGAACATATATCTGCAGTTGTAAATTTATTTGAATATTTTAAAACTAAATTTGATTTTTCAATAATTATTTCACATGTTGATTCTATGCGAGATATGGTTGATAATTTAATTGAAGTAAATAAAATTAACGGATACAGCTGTATTAATCATTAATGATATTTATATAAAAGATATCATAAAACATGAAACGTAAAGAAGCAGTATATAAAGGATTACAATTTGTCCCAGTTTATCTAGAAGACACTTCATTAACGTCCCCGGATTATTTTCAAATATCAGAATTTCCTATTAGACTAACATCAGGAAAGAATTTATTTAAACTTCGAGGACATCCAACAAATTTAAAAGTTGGCGGATTATTAAATATCGAAGTATTAGATTATAATGGAAATCCAATATATCATGAAGTTATTGATTATATTGATGATGACAAATCTCGAGTAATTGCAATTTATATTTATACAGATTCATCTCCGGGTGATTGTGTTATAACATTAATAGCAGAAGCACAACAAATTAACAATCAACCAGTACCGCAAGAATGGAAAAATCGTGCTAATATTAAATGGACACGAACAGTACCTGTTAATCCAAATGTATCAAATATTTCTGAAATTATTTTTGAAACAGCACCAAACGTTACTGTTGATGAAATCATTGGAGTTCAATTAGATAGATCGTATCCAGGAAATACTCAGTTTCCGGTATATACAACAGGCAACATAAAATATTTTTCTTATAATAATCAACCTGCAATTGCAATATCAGGCGGAATATTTACATCGGATATGTCTACAGGGACTGTTACAGTTACAACACCTGTAAATGCTACTCCTATACCTAATTACATTGTATCTACGACCCCGTATGTGTCTACGATTAAAAAGATATTATCTACATCATCGGCATTATTAGATACAGAATATACAGCATATAGCAGCCAAAGTATTTCTAGTCATACATATACTGCATTTGATTATTCTGCATTTTCATTAGCATATGAAGCATCGCCTACATATGTACAAACACAAAATTCACAATCATTTGCATACATACAAATTAAAGGATTAGATCCTGCAACCGGTGATGTATCTAGAGTCAAAGTATTTACAAATAATAATGGTACTATTGGACCATGGGAATTAGTAAATGATGTAGAATTAATTGAAACAGAAATATTCATAGCAAGTACATCATCATTATATCCAGATAAATCTATAGGTGTATTTACATCACAAAGTATTATTGATACATATTGGATAGCTAATGCGTATCAAAACACAAACGTATTAACAGCGCCAATATTGGTACGGACAACCGGATCATTAGATAATGCAATGCAAATATCTAGTTCACTTAATCTAGATGCAACAACTACCGTATTAAACATAAGAAATATAACACCTGGTATTTTCATTGAAAAGTCTGCATACAAAATAACAATGGATGCCTTAGGAACAAAATCAGGTTCTGCAGATCCAGTAATATCAATCTATTTATCCGGAAGTTCATTTTATCAAGATCCAACAGATTATTTTAATCAACAGTTTCCTACAAAATTTGGTAAACGAATAGGAGAATTACGAGTTACAGGCAACAATCAAAGATTCGATGATCATGTATTTAATTTTGAAGCTGATTACACCGGTGACGGCGTTATACAGTTTATTGTTGAATCAGGTAATTGGCAAATTGCTAATATTAGAACAACAACGGATAATGATGCAGGATATAGTCCAAATTATACTAGATTAAAAACACCAATTGTAACAACACATAAAATTAACAATCAAATTTCATTTAAAGTTGAATATTACAATGTTAATGGTGAAAAAAGCAAACAAACATCGTATATTTATAATAAAGATTGGCAAGGCGGAAATCGATATATTGATGGAAGTTATTCAATGCTTACGGGATCTTTATATGTAGCAGATTCATTAAATAGTGGTATTGCAATTAGCGGATATCCTAAGTCCGGATTTGTTAGATCATTAGGATATGAAGGATTCGATTCCGGATTTCCAGGATTTTTATTGTGGTCTGGATCTGCATTGCCGGGACAAACTTCAAAAGGACAAGCATATAATGGTGTTGGTTTAGAACTTTATGCAAATACATCAAGCTATTTTAGATATAGTACCAAAGATTCAGAAATTGATGTAAGAACCAACAAATTCTTTTTTGGAAATCCATCTGCATCATTTATTAGTGGAAGTAATGGATTATTAGAAATTTCTTCAAGTAGATTTGTATTAAATGCAAACGGTGGCG